CCTGTTAAACAAAACACGCGAGGAGGTTGCCCGTGATAACGTTACTCAAGCAGAAATTGACAGAATTACTAACCACATTGACCAACGCTTTAACAAGCTTGAAGCAAAAATTGACCAGCTTCTTTCAGCGGGGAAATGATGTATCTGACAAGTAACATACCTTACTTTAAATGTTGGATCAGAAAAGAATTTACAAATGCCCATCAAAAATATCACGGAGAATTTATTCACGGTTTAGCGGTGGCAGTCACCACCATCCCGGATCGTAGTTTAAGTTTCCAGATAATTTTTACAGGGCTTGAAGGTGAAGAAAATGTGCATGGTGGTGCAATGTGGGCAAGGATGCCACTTGCGGCTTTAGTTGGAGACATTCCTTTAGAGGTATGGCCTGAACGTATGTTGAATCATTTATCGCAGCCTTGGGACTGCAACTCATACAACCACTCCATCATTAGTTTGGAGCGGGCAAAGCCGTCGCCTTGGCTGTGCAAAATTGGTGGTGAATTTTACACCGGCAGGTATCTGTTCACTGTAGACTACGCAGAGAGCGATGTATCTGAGGATCCATCACAGCACAAACAAAGTCATGTGTTGATATTGACTGACGCAGGTAAGTGGACTGGAAATGTTGTGGCGTTGCCCAATAACCGAGTCCGTGTAACGAGTCCAGCCTATTGGCAAACAGGACAGGGTGCGCCTGATTTCAGGCCCAATCAATGGATTCATTGTGCAGAGCAGGATGACTCTTACATGGATATGACGGAAACCTTTAACAATCTTTATCAGGAGCAAGACAAATGATGAAAGCAAAAATGATGGCTGGTGGCGGCATGAAATCTAAAATGATGTCAAGCGGCGGCGCTATGAAATCAAAGATGATGGCCAGTGGCGGTATGCCTATGGTTATGAAGGACGGTAAGTCTGTCCCTGCTTTTGCCGCTGACGGCAAAGGCAAGATGGCAGGCGGCGGAATGTCCAAGATGATGGCCTCCGGTGGAATGTCTAAGATGATGGCTTCAGGCGGTATGCCTAAAGCTTTAAAAGCACATGCAGCGAAACCTGCATCAAAAGCCCATGCAGGTCTTAAATCTGGCGGTATGGCCAAGATGATGTCCTCTGGCGGTTCAGCATCTAAACGCGCAGATGGCGTTGCCACAAAAGGCAAGACCATAGGCAAGGTGTTTAAAAAAGGCGGCATGGCCCGCTAAGGAACTATCATGAAAAAACCCACAAAGAAATTTAAACGCTATCAAGATGGCGGAGATGTTGCTGCTGACAAGCAGCGTGGTCTGGATATTTCCAACAAAGAAGAGCCGGTAGGTTTCTTTGAGCGTATTCGCATGGGAAATATTGATGAACCCGGTACAGAAGCGTACAACCGCTTTGGTGCTGGCCGTGGCCGTGATCGCGGCGAGTCGGTATCGGTTAATCAACCTATGCCCGCTGCCCCTGCTATGCCTGCCGCATCTTCACGTCCTTTGTCTGACGATATGTATTCAGACTTTGGCCCAAGTGCTGGCCGTAGTTCTAGTGAAACAATCACGCCTACACGTCCGATGGCAACAAAACCTGTAGTGCCTGCTAGACAGCCTGCTAGGCCGCCTGCCATGCCTGTGCCACCATTAAGCAATGCTGGCCCGATGCGTGGTATGCGAAGTGACGCAAGTTCACCACAATACGCTGGCCCAATGCGCGGTATGCGTAGTGATGCAGGTACAAGTCCCCCTATTGCTACGCACTTTGGCCCTCGTGAGGAAGAAAGATCTGCGGCATCTAAGATACCCGGTCAGTCTTCCAAAGCTCCTCAAGGTGAAAAAATTGATTCTTCAGAAACTGGTCGCAACGTTGGCAATGCCTTAATGGCTACGGGTGTAGCAGGTTTGGGTGCTCTTGGTGCATACAAAGCAAAGAAAATGTACGATGCGGCAAAGGCAGCCAAGAAAGCATCAAGTACTAAAAAAATTGGTATGGATACAAAGAAACTTAGCGGCCCCCGCAAAGATTCTGATGTTACCGATGTTAATGCCAAGAAACGCGGCGGCGCAGTTAAGAAATATGCCTCCGGTGGAATGGTTTCATCTGCTTCTAGACGTGCTGACGGTATTGCCACCAAAGGCAAGACACGCGGCAAGATTTGCTAAGGAACAATCATGAAACGTAGCATCAATGACAAACCAAATTCTGGTGGCGGGGGTGGATACAACATCCCACAATACACCGGTAAAAAAGCTGACAATACCATGAGCAATATTGCCGCAGGCATGGGTATCCCAGCCGGTATTGCTTTGGTTTCCAGCCGAGTTGGAGAGGGCGACCGCAATGCTGCCCAACGTGAAAAGGCCGCTGATGCTAAGCGTACATCTGACGCTGAAATGCAGCGTGAGTCACGTGGCATTAAAAAGCCCGCTAATTTTGACGTAATGCAAGAGTCCATCCAAGATGCTAAAGACGCTAAAGATCGTGCAAAGATCAAGTCTATGGGCTATGCAAAAGGTGGCAAAGTAAGCTCTGCTTCTAAACGAGCTGATGGCTGTGTCACTAAAGGCAAAACTCGCGGAAAGATGGTGTAACTATGATGTCCAGTCGCGGTATGGGAGCCATGCTCCCCAATAAAATGCCAAAAGGCAAAAAGAAAGCCCGGCGGGACGACACTGACTTTACTCAATACAAAGAAGGCGGTGTCGTTAAAGCCGCTGGTGGTTTGTATGCCAACATCGCCGCCAAGAAAAAACGTATAGCTTCTGGCTCTGGTGAGAAGATGCGCAGTGCAGGCTCGGCTGGTGCACCCAAGAAAGGTGATTTTGCGGCGGCTGCAAAGACTGCTAAATTTGCTGCGGGTGGTCTGGCGCAACAAGCAGCTACCGCTATTGCTATGAAAGCCAAAGGTGTTAAACCTAAGAAAATGGCAGAAGGCGGTAAGTCTACGGTTAACGCCGCAGGCAACTACACCAAGCCAGAACTACGTAAAAGAATCTTTAACGCTGTAAAAGCAGAAGCCACAGCAGGCACTGGCGCAGGACAATGGTCAGCCAGAAAAGCCCAAATGGTTGCACAACGCTACAAAAAAGCTGGCGGCGGGTATCGTGATTAAAGCCCCACAGCAATCCCTCAAGAACTGGGGCGACCAGAAATGGCGCACCAAGAGTGGAAAGCCGTCAAGCAAGACAGGTGAGCGGTACTTACCCGAGAAGGCTATTAAGTCTTTAACCTCAGCAGAATACGCAGCTACAACCAAAGCCAAGCGTGCTGGCAAGGCATCTGGTAAGCAGTTTGTAGCTCAACCTAAAAATATTGCAAAGAAAACGGCAGGCTTTAGATGACCACTACCGGCTCAACACTTTTCAATATGGACTTCACGGAGATTGCCGAGGAAGCTTGGGAACGTGCTGGCCGAGAGATGCGTTCTGGTTATGACCTCAAGACCGCCCGGCGGTCTATGAATCTAATGACCATCGAGTGGCAGAACCGTGGCATCAATATGTGGACGATAGAGCAAGGCTTTATCACCTTAACTCCGGGTTTAAACACATACGCTTTACCACTGGACACCATAGACCTTCTGGAACATGTCATTAGAACAGGTGCAAATACAGCATCTACACAGGCTGACCTCACCATTACACGTATCAGTGTTTCTACCTATGCGACCATTCCGAACAAACTTCAACAAGCCCGTCCCATCCAAGTCTTTATTCAAAGACTTTCTGGACAGGTTAACCCGACGACTTCGTACCTCAACGGAGCCATTACAGCCACAGCGACGACGATCACGCTTGACACGGTGGTTGGACTAGCCGGGTCGGGGTTTATCCGTCTAGAGTCAGAAGACATCTATTACACATTCATCACAGGTAACACCCTTGGCGGGGTGTTCCGTGGACAGAACAATACAACCGCTGCAACTCACGCAGATGGTATCGCTGTATTCGTGCCCCAGCTTCCAGCAGTGACTGTGTGGCCTACACCAGATAACAGCACAACATATCAGTTTGTGTACTACCGTTTACGGCGTGTACAGGACGCTGGAGCAGGCTCTGAGACTGCGGATATGAACTTCAGGTTCTTACCCTGTGTCGTGGCTGGACTTGCGTATCACATCGCCATGAAAGTACCGGAGTTAGCACCCCGACTAGATATGCTTAAAGGTGTGTACAACGAGCAGTTTGATTTGGCCGCTGGTGAGGATCGTGAAAAGGCTGCGGTGAGATTTGTGCCCCGTCAGATGTTCATTGGTGGGAGCTACTAATGGGTAATCGTTTTGCTTCTGGCAAAATAGCGATTGCTCAATGCGACCGCTGTGGTCAGCAGTACCAGTTAAAGCAGCTTAAGACGGAGATCATCAAGCAGCGTAAATACGAGTTGTTAGTCTGTCCTGAGTGCTGGGATCCAGATCAACCCCAGTTGATGCTTGGAACGTTCCCAGTGGATGATCCGCAGGCACTGCGTAACCCACGCAGGGACACAACATATGTGACGTCTGGTGTGAATTCGGCTGGGAATTTGTCCGGTGGTTCGAGAGACATCCAGTGGAGCTGGAACCCGGTTGGCGGAGCTAGTAATTTTGATGAGGCGTTGACTCCAAACTACTTGGTGGCAACAACATTTGTTGGTACAGTAACCATTACTTAGGAGTTCAATATGTTCAGTAAAAAGATGATGGGCAAAGAGGTGGGCGATGCGGCTGTGTATGCACCTCCCCACACAATGACAGGCAAGCCTGTCAAACCTTCAGCCACGTCAGGCCCTAACCGTAGTGATGCAGGCTCAGTTAACATGTCTGTAGCTGGCATTAACCGCAGACCCCCTCCTCCGCCTAAGACAAGCGGTATCGTTACACGCGGTAATGGCGCAGCGACCAAAGGTAGAATCGCCAGAGGCCCGATGGCATGAACTACGCAGAACTCGTTAGCGCTATTCAAGCGTATACCGAGAACACGGAGACAAACTTCGTGGCGGAGATACCTGTCTTTGTCAGGCAGGCGGAGCAGCGTATTTACAACGTGGCTCAACCCTCTTTTCTGCGTAAGAACGTAACGGGTGTATTAACCACTGGTAACAAGTTTTTGCAGTGTCCTACGGACTTTCTGTCTGCTTACAGCCTTGGTATATTTCCGAACAACTCAACGACCGCTACAGGTA